CGTGCTGTAGTTTTGCTGTCGGTGCGCGGGGCGTACCGGGCAACCATACACCGGTATCGTTGCGGATCTGGTCGGTGATGTTATCGCGCTCCAATAGATAATCGACCTCGATGCTCTCAATGGTTCCGGACAAGTTTTCTTTGTACTCGACACACCAGGCCGTGGCGTCTATGGTACTTGGGCAGTTTTTTTGCAAGTAATCCTTCTCTTTTTCGAGAGATATTTTTTTTAGCTTTAGTATGTCGATTTCTTTCGCTTGCAGCTCAACGGCGACTTGGGCTTTAAACACCTGCTCAACCAATCCATTCATGACAGATGGATTACTGAGCAGGTCGTAAACGGTCGCGACGGCGGTGTAATCATTCAGCGCTGTTTTTGCAGCGTGCAAGGCTTCATCAAGAGGAACTTTTTTGGTTTGCAACTCAGCAAGCTTGGACGAAAACTCAGCAAGCTCTGCTTGGATTGCCGCAATGCGCTGATCTACGCGCGCATTGTCAAAATTAATTCGCACACTGTAATGACCGGCACCCAGACTGGATAAAATCGTTACACTGCCCATTTTACGCCTCGGCAATTTCCATCATTTCGAAGTTGGTATCGACGATATGGGTAATGCCGCCGACAACAAACGTGTCGTTATTAACAGTGACGGTGTCGCCGGGTCTTAAGCGTGGATCCAGCTCACAGCGGTAGCGGTGTTTGCCGCCGCTCAGTCCAAAATAGGATGGATTTTGCAAGGTCATGGACTTAGCAGTGACCGGCACCATGTTGCCAGTGCCGGATAGCTGCGCTGTTACTCCGGATCGACCGCCGCTATTCAAATCTATTTGCTCAAATAGCACGTTGGACATCAAATACGTCGACTCGGTCCCGTCGCTCAAAACGTAAGCCCTAAACACGCGCAATTGACCGGCGCTACGCAAGGCGATTGCGTCCGTGTAGCTGTCGGCACCTTTTAAAATGCACGATAGATACGACACGCTGTCGCCGTTGATGCGGGTCTGGAACGAACTGATCGGTAACTCTAAATCGGGCAGTCCGGCAGCGCCGGTTAGGTAACAGCGGTAGCGGGTAGCCAGCCAAATCGGCGGTATCGGCTTTAGGACGCGATCGGCGAAAATCGACACCTGCCCGACAACAGAGATGGTGCCTTGTGTTGGTGTGAGGACCTGCCCTAATTTAAGAACCGGCGCCTGACCGATAACAGAGATACCCCCTTCTTGCGGTCTGGCAAAAACAACATCGTTGGAATGTTTTGCAATTTGCCCGATAACAGAGACACTGCCCTCCGTAGGTGTGAGGACCTGCCCTAATTTAAGAGCCGGAACCTGACCGATAATAGAGACACTGCCCTCCGTGGGCGTGAGGACCCGCCCTAATTTAAGAGCCGGAACCTGACCGATAACAGAGATACTCCCCTCTTGCGGCTTAGCCAAAAAAACATCGCTAGAATGTTTTGCAACCTGCCCGATAACAGAGACACCCCCCTCCGTAGGTGTAAGGACCTGCCCTAATTTAAGAGACGGCACCTGCCCGGACACCGTCAATTGTCCGGCTGACGGATAGGACAAAAACGCAATGGATCCAAAAGAGTCTGGCGGCGTAAAACCAGATGTATAGCTAGCCAGTCCCTTTATGATGCGCAACCCGCCCAGATAGCCAGTATATGGGCTACCCTCATTATCAAATGCGCCTATTGCAAAAGTGTGATTGGTGGCCCCGTTATTGACGGCAGAGCCTGCTGTCAGTGTCGTGGTAGCCACCTGCGCCCCATTTAGATAACTCGTCAATGCCGTACCATAACGAACAAAGGCGACATGGCTCCATTGATTTGCCTGCGGATTGGGACTGGCTACCGATTTATTCTGCGAGCCGATATAGACATCCGACGTCGCCGTAGCGCTAATATAGAACACCCACGAACTACCTGATGCTGTCGCCAAATCCCCCTGACCCGCAGCAATACATCTTGTGCCTGATGCTGTTGTCGGATAAACCCAGGCCTCGACGGTAAAATCTCCGCTGCCAAACTGTAAATCAGCGTCGGCGGGTACAGTTAAAAAATCGCCAGATCCGTCAAAATAAGCACTGGATCCGCCCGACTTACTCTGAGCAGTACTGATCTGTGCATTCCCGTGCGCCGTGACTGTCTTAGGACTAGGCGAACTATCCGTAAATATGCTGCTGCCATTGCTACCGTTGCACAGCAGGATTAAACTGTCAGTCATTATTCAGCACTAAACCGTCTTAATCCAACCGTTAGCCGGCGTATAAACAACAAAATCGGACGCCGTGCTAATGGCCGTTGCACTGCCGCTGGACGTGTTGAGGTTGAGATAAAACAATAATTTGCCGGTCGTGGCGCTGTAAGTGCCTGGTGTCACCGGCTGTATTGCGATCAAGTACTTAGCCTCTATCGTAACAGCTGATCCGAAATTGACATCGTCTGATTTATAGCACGTGGTGCCTGGCGTTGTCGTATTATCGATAGTCAATCCGGTTGCTGAGATCGGCGCACCATCGCCTGCTGTGATGACGTTAGTCAAATCCGCCGTAGTGCTGTGTGTTGCTATGGGTGTGTATCCAGCCCCCGCCAAAACAAACATAATGTTGCCTGCGGCAGCATCGTCCCAATCCCGGTTGTCTGTAGAGGTTAGTGTTTTTTCCAAACCGTTGTATTTTACTGCTGAGCCTGCGGCCATAATCCACCTATGTGAGTTGTGTTTTAACTAAAAACCTGATTTTAAAGCCCTGAGATTCATCGACCTGCTCGACAACGCCCAGGTAGCAGCCGGTTTTGCAGCTCAATGTTATCAAGCTGTGCCGCTGTAGGGTTGCGAGCAATGCCAAGCGAGACTCAGCGCTTAAATCAGGCACGGATAGAATGTACGTGGCATCGCTGACGCTGTAGCCGTTATCGACAATCAACGCCCCACCGTCGAGCGTGGCGGTGCGGGAGACGCGGCGGGATACGGACGAAAAATCGCTCTTGCCTATGTCAACCTCGATCCGATGGTCGCCGCCATAATCGAACAAATGGCTGCATAGACTGATGATCATAGGCCCACCAACATCGACAAGCCTTGTTGCGAGGCTTTGATTTGGGTAAATTTGAGGATTTTGTCAAAGACAAGCTCCAACTCAGGCGCCAGGTTGCCGCCGTCAATGCTGATCAACGGCTGGCCGGACGAGAGCCGGGCTGTCGTAGCGTGAGCTTGCTCGATGACGGCATTGGTCAGTTTTTCTTTGAGCTGTAATTCTGTATTGAGGCGCTCCTCTTGCCTTAGTGCTGCGTCCCGTATTTCGTCCCGAGCGCCATCCCAGGTATCTGTTTTTCCAAATAATTCCCATAGATCGGTAACGCCGGCAGTTAATGAACTGATGACATCGCTGGCGGCGGTGAATGCTGAGGCGATGCGCTGGGTATCGGCTTCGATTTGCGCTGTTTGCAGGTCGACGTTAGCTTTGACATCGATCTCGTATTTGTGATCGGCCAGCTTGGCCATTTCGATGCTGTAATCATTCATCTGTTTTTGTGTTTGCAGCAGGACGTCTTGAATATTTTTCCATTCTTTCGAGCCGACTCCGGCGGCGATGGCGGCTTCATTAGTCGCTGCTGCCGTCTTTTTCGTTGAATCGGTAACGGAGGTCAATCCGTCGTGGACTTTCCACAACCCCTTTTCGTAAGTGATTGTGACATTGTTACTGTCCGCCATCTCCCTTGCCGCATAAGCCTCGGCCTCAGCCAGCGTACTAAAACCTTTTTCCGCTTCTTTCGCCGTATCGGACGCCAAACCCAAGGATTTAGCGACATCATTAACCGCATCGGCAAACCAGGAGCCGGATTCCGATGCGGCTTTCACCTCGGTATCGTAGTCGCGCACACCGGTACCAGCAGCCTCATAAGCACCGGTTGCATCATTAAATACCAGTCGACCCTCATCGACAGCTTTATTTAGCTCATCCATGCTTGATACAGCAATGCCCGTACGGTCGCTGATTTCTGCCAGCCGATCTTTTATTTTTGCCTGATTATCTGCGAGATTAGCGGTCGATTCCGCTACGGTATTTTGTCTATTTTTATAGTCATCCCAAGCCGATACATTTGCTGTAATCCCGTAAGTAAGACCGCCAACGGCGATCAATATAGCCCCCAAACCCTCTGCCAGAACAGCGGCAGGAACTGCGCCCACTCCAAGCGCAGAGACTAAAGAGGTTACCGTTGTCGCCGCTTGGGTTCCGGCAATCACAGATAATGCGCTACCGATTGTTTCCAGCGCATCAGCGCCGCTGGTGACTGCACCTTTCAGTTTTTCAAAAATTTGCGACAACCCGAGTAAATTACCGACCGTTTTTTTGCTGCTATCGTCCAGGTCATTAAATGTATCAATTCCTGCAATAAACCCTTGCACAACAGGACCCCAGGCATCAATGATGCCGGAAACGACACGAGTCAACGATTCAAAGGTATCGACTAAAAATTGTATGGCGTGAGCTAAACCTTCTGGTGTCGATAAATCAATATCACCAAACAGGTCGCTAATTTCAAAACCTGCATCCTTGAGCGATGAGATTAAGCCGGTAAAGTCTACTTGAGCCAGCGCCGCCGGCAGGTTTTCGCCGATGCGTTTTAGCAAGGCGGAAATATCGCCATCAAACTCATTAAATGCGGCAAAAACCGGATCGAATGCCCCCTGATCGATTGACAACGAATAACCATGCATGATGGCGGTTAAGCCATCAAGAATACTTGCCCAGCCGTCTTGCAGCGGATCGCCGACTTTTTGCAGCAAGATTTTAGTGTTGTTTTCCAGTCTGATCGTTGAGTCTTCAACGCCGCCAACCATGTTTTTATAGTTGTTGTTGAAGTCCTGCACACTTGTGCCCATCGCCTTTACAGTGCCGTCAAATTTACCGGCGCTGTCGTTAGCCAGGATCAATGCACCTTTAGCCGCTTCTGAGCTGCTAAACAGCGCATACACTTTATCGGCACTGCCACCGGTAGACTCTTTTAATTTATCCATTACGGCGGGCAGGCCGTTGGCTGTAACCGATAATCCGCCCAGGGCTTTTGATAGCTCATCGGATGGGCTTAACAACTCTTTGAGCAAGGCGTTAAGCAGCGTCATCGACTGATCGGCACCTACCCCGGCACCGGTTATGGCTGCAATCGCCGCACCGACAATCTCAATAGGCACATGAGCAGCGCTAGCCGTTGACGATACCTTACCGATGTTATCAGCCAGGGCCTGCATATTAATATCGCCGTTTTGCACAGTGGCAAACATAGCCGCCATGACTCTTTCGGCATTAGCGGTGTTGGTCGCGCTATCGTCCGTGACTAGGCCGTAAGCGTTCATAGTACGGGTCAGTAAGGCCGCTGATGAATCCAACTGAGTCGCACCGACGACCGCGCCTTTTTCGGCGATGGTTAAAATATCCAGCGCTTTAGAGGTGTCGCCAAGGTTTGAGGTGGCGACATACATCGCCTTTTCAATTTGCTCGAAATTACTGGAATTAGACTCAGCAGCAAATTCTTGAATAGCTGTTTTTAATGCGTCGACCTTTTCGGGCGAATCATTAACTAGAGAGCCTATTTCTTCGATTTTTTCGCCAAACCGCGAGGCCTCATTAACGGCAACCGTCAACAGCGCCGCACCCATCGCTAATACAGCCGTCTCAGCCTTTAGCGCCTTGTCGGCTACATCGGACAGCGGACCGGTAATCTTGGAGGCCCCATCGACCACGCTATTGAGATTATTAGCGACACTCGACACCCCTTGCCCTGTATTATCGACAGCGCCGAAGATGATCTCTATGGTTTGTTGTAGATCAGCCATTATTACTACGCTCGTTTTTGTCTCGGTAATACAGTTCCCACAGCAGCATTTCTGTTTCGCTCAGCTCGCCGACCGGAAATTCCGATGGGCAAACCTCGTAAAGCAACTTACCGCGCAGGTCGCATAAGGTCATTCGGCTGCGGAATGCACCGCTATTCCACAGCCGGGCTACTTTTTTAAATCCGCACCAAGTCCGGTCAGTTCGACGATTTTGTTGGTCAGCTGGTAAAACTCGACCGGGAAGTTTTCAGCGAGTTTTACGGCCAAGGGCTTGTCGATGACCGGATCAACCGAGGCTATCACCAGCTGCTCCAGGCGTTTGACCAGCTCGGTCGCTACATCGTCGCCAATGCCCAGCGATGCACGGATCTCGTCGATTTGCTCGCTTTGGGTTGCCAATGCCTGAATGATGGTATCGATACCTTTTTGCCGATTGGTGGCTTCCATCGACTTGGCCAGCTCGTCGCCGGTCAGGTTCCTGACGATCCAAACTGCCGGAGCGCCGTCGGGGAAAAATGCCTGCAATGCTGGAACGGGGACCTCAGCCGTCCGCGGCTGAAATTTGGCCCGCATGAATGCTTTATCGTCAAACATTAGCTTGCCCGGTTAACGCTGGCGGTTTGCGCCGATATGGTCACTTTTACTTTCGGGTGATCGGCAGCGCCAAAGGTGCGCGAGGTGCCGATTTTGCCCTGCGTCAGTACGTAGGGCGCTTTATTGCTGTCCTGGAAATACTTAATCCAGCGCACATCATTAGCAGCCGACAGCAGCGGATCGGTAATGCCGTCTTTCAAGATAGCGGTAAAACCGCCCTGCCCTAATGACTCCGACGATGTACCGACCAGGCCGCCGTAGACTTTGGTTGATGAGGTCGAGTGCGTGGTTTCGGCTGGCACGAAATCGTTTGCAAACGATTGTTTAGTGAATATAGGCTCGGCATAAGACGCATAAACACCTTTGGCAACGCTGCCGGTATGGATCAACGGCAGGGCCGCATCAAACACAACGGTGCCGTTGGCGTTGTCGGTGTCAAAATTAGGATAATCGTAGCGCTCAAGATGGGTGCCGACGGCCTGGAAGATTTGCGCGGCGGTAATGGGCCCGGCGGCGCTGGTGGCAACGCGCACTTGGGCTATCTCGATGCTGCCGACTGGGATTAACGGCGGTCCGCCCGCTGCGGCGCGGGTTTCCGAAAACGCCGTGGTCGTGCCGTCGGTACCGGCGACAACGGTTACCGCGCCGGAGCTGTTAATGGTGATCGAGTTAACCTTGCTGACGTTGGTTGCCGAGCGGGTGATGGTTTTATCGATCGCCACGCTGACAGCGGTTTTCTCGCCCGCCAGGTAGCAGGTCAGCGCGGCGACATCGACGCCGTTATCGACTGCCGAAGCCGCCACCGTTACCGCACCGCCGGTAATGACGCCGTTAGGGCGCACATCCGGCGAGTTGCCGTCCGATCCGGAAAATATGTCGGCTGATGAGGCAAATATAAGGTGATCGCCGGAGTCGGTCAGCGCCGACATGGCAAAAGGCGTTACGCCGGATTCGTAATAGACGGCTGAGTTTGCGTTAGACATAGTGTTGTGCTCCAGTTAGTAAGTTGGGAGGGTATAAGGGTCGCCGGCCAGCGTTGCATAGCTAACGATAAAAACGACAGATGTGGTTGTGTACTCGCTGCCGGATTCTGGGTATTCCGGCGTTGCCGATTGCCGGGTGATGTTGGTCGCCAAGCCGCCGAAGGTTTTATCGGTGTTGGGGCCGATCATGGTGGTGATGATTTCCCCGATCAGCTCATTGGCCGAAGTGCTGGGGTTATCGGTGCCGTGCTGCCAGATGCACTCCAAATTGATGACAAAGCGGCTGCGCTCGATGCCGTAGACGATTTCTTCGACCTGATCAACACCATCCCAGACCGAGATAAAGCGCTCTTTAGTTTCGCCGACCGAACGCTGCACGCGCTGGACCGGTAAATTTGATAATACAGCCGCGCGGGCGGTAAAGGCAGCAATGATCTGTTCTCTGATGGTGTCGGTCATTTTTTGAGCGCACAGCTAGCAAATTGTTTGTCGTTAGCGACGATGTCATCAACGGTGTATTTGACGCCGCCAATCGTAAATTCAGAGCCAATTTTAAGTCCTTGAGCATCCTGCAATGCAACGTCTATATGCTTGCGCCTGGCTGATATATGCGGCTCATTGGAAAAAACCGGCTCGACATCATCGTTCACCATCGCCTTTATTTCGACCGGACCGGACGGGGCGTGATAGGTCACGCTATCACCGAGGGCGGCGGTAAATGTACTGGCGGGCATTAGGTCGGCGAAGTTCATAGCGCCGCGGCCGCCAAAAATAACTCGTCCAACTGGTCGACCGACCAGCCCATTTCGCCCGCAACCTGCAAGACCAAAGCGTTGTCGCGTAGCAATACTACTGCGTATTCCCACTCGATCTGGGCTGCTTGTGGCATAGTGGACACTGCATCGGATACCGCGCTCAGCAGCCCAGCCTGAAGCAGCGCCAACCGAGCCTGCCGCATAGTGATTGATGCAGGAGCTACCCCGCGCATATCGACCGCGACGGCGTCTATAATGACCCACGCACCATCCTGCCAAAAACACCCTGAAACAGCTCGATCATAGTCCGGCGCAGGTATTCCGGCTCGCATCATCCACGACGACGGCGTGTTAGTTATTATATGTTCGCCCGTATATGGGCTATAAATATCATTCATATCAGACGCCTAAATACTCAATTTAATTGTATGTGGTCGCATGCGGCTCGCAAGCCGTAGCCCCAGCTAGATGTCGACGGTAGGCTGCTCCATACCGACGTTCGAGAGCCGCAGTTTGCGCCTCCCGAACGCACGCCGCCCAACACGACACGCGTGTTACTGTTGTTGAATATCTGACCACGCCCACCATTGCTGGACCACGCAAACGCCGCTGCCGCTTGAGTGCCTGTATTGCTGCCCCACACATGGATGTGCCCGCTTGCTTGTTCCACACCGTATTTGCTGGTAAATCCAGCATTACGCCGCGTTGTCGGATATGTTGCGTTGGTCGAGTCAATCGATTGGTTTTCGGTCACGCCAAAAGCTGCGGTAACAAACTCGCTCTCCAGCAGTAGACGCTTAGAGTGCGCTCTGGCAAGTTCGTTCGCCACCCACCAATTTAGCGACGCATAAGTGGCGGTGCCATCGCCGCCAAACACAGCCGGTATTTTCGGCAACACTGTGCCAGATGCTATATTCGAGCCAGCGGCACTGGTGCCGTTGGCATCTGTGTCGCTGTTGCACAGATATATATCTACCCAGACGTTATTAGCCAGCGTCATACCTTTCGCGCTGCCGGCTATAGGCCTAAATTTTGCGTCGTAAATGCTGTATTGATTGATCCCGGCAATCCGGTCAACATCCGCTTGCGTCCATATCATGCCGTCACCGGATGTCGCAAATAATCCGCCTGCGACCGTTTCACCAGCCGCAACCAGTCCGTGGTGGAACCCGCCGATTAAACGACTGTTGTTCGTCGTGTATCCGGTCGGGCTAGTAAAATTAGAGTCCGCCCTGACACTACCGTCAGAGCACACATAGATAGCGTAATCGACGCCACCGTTAAGCGCGGGCATAACGACAGCGGTGTCGAATCTGAATTTAACCAGATCATTCCCGACAGACAACCATGTGTCCGCTTTTATGCTCAAAGTGCTCGCGGCGGTTTTGGTGAAAACAGGGCTAAATGAGTCCGCCTTATCAAACACCAGACGACTATTGGACTGGCGACCGCTGGCAGCTGTTAATACAGACGCGCTCATCACTAGACCCCCACTGTTGCGGTAACTGATGCCGATGTGCCGCTAATAGTTGTTAATTTGATATACATGTATGGCCACTCCGCCGCGATATAATCGCCGGATGA